ATTGAATCGTGGCAAAAAAAAGAAAGAATAAAATATGGCAATTACGAACGGTTACTGCACTCTTGCCGAATTGAAATCTGCGTTGCGCATTACTGATTCAACTGATGACACGCTTTTAGAAAATGCTATTGAGTCTGCTTCTCGGCGCATTGATGGCTACACAGGCAGGTTCTTTTATCAGACGACTAGCACTGCTGTTCCGATGTTTCCTTACAACGAATATCTGCTTGTGTTTAACAGAGATGTTGCAACTACAACTATCACGATCAAGATTGATTCGTTAGCCAACGGCACTTATGCTCAGACTTTGACGCAAGGCGTAGATTATGTTTTACAGCCTAGAAATGTTCCGATCTTCCCACGACCTTACGAATCGGCACGAATGGTTGGTGGCAATACTTTTCCTCTTTTAACTACGCCAGCGTTTGAAACTGTGCAAGTTACAACGGTTTGGGGTTGGGCTGCTGTGCCTGATGATATTAACCAAGCGTGCATTTTGCTTTCTATGCGCCAGTTCGCACGCCTTAATGCCTCGCTTGGTGTTGTCGGGTTCGCTGATATGGCGATAACGGTTCGTGCTGTTGACCCTGATGTGCGTGATCTATTGTCGCCGTATCGCAGGTTTGGTATCGCTTAATGCCTGCCACTATTTTGCAAGTCGCTACAGGGTTGGCAACTAATCTTGCAACTGTTAGTGGTTTGCGTGCAACTTCTTTTCAACCTGAGCAACTGAATCCACCGTTGGCGTTTCCTGTTTTGAACTCTGTTAATTATCATCGTGCGATGGGTGGCGGTGATGTCACTATGGATTGGACTATATTCGTGATTGTTGGCAGATATGTTGATCGGAATGCCTACACAATTCTTGATGGTTTTCTTTCCTACTCAGGTGCTACCAGTATTCGTGCAGCGATTGAATCAGATAAAACACTTGGTGGCGTGTGCCAAACTTTGGTGCTACCATCGGGTGCGAACATAACAAGTTTGAATTCTGCTGATGCAGAGTTTTTACAAATTCAATTTCAAGTAACTGTTCACGGATAGGAATGTGATGACAAACTATAAAGTGGTTAGCGACAACTGCACACTAGGTAAACAGGGCGACAACATTAACGGCGATGACCTTGAAGGTTTCAATGTTGATGCGCTTGTTGCTGGTGGACATCTTGCGGAAGTTAATGTTAAAGTAGCAAAACAAGAACCTAAAGAAATGGACAAATAAAATGGCTGTCAAAGTTTTAACAAACGCATCAATCACCGTGAATGCGATTGACCTATCCACGAAATCTAACTCAGTCACCCTAAATTACGAAATTGATTCCGTAGAGGTAACGGCGTTCGGCGATGGTGGGCACAAGTTCGCAGGTGGTTTGCAAAATAATTCTGTTGATATTGAATTTATGCAAGACTTCGCTACAAGCCAAGTTGAAGCAACAATCTTTCCTCTTGTTGGCACAACCACAACTCTTGTCATCAAACACGAAACAGGTATTGCTACACCTACGAACCCGACCTACACGATCACAGGGGCGTTCCTTGCAGCGCATACACCTGTGGCTGGCGCAGTCGGAGAGTTGATGATGACTTCGCTATCGTTCACTGGCGGAACACTCGTTAAAACAACTGCATAAATAAAAACTATTAGAAGGAGAAGTAATGCGAATTGCTTTAGAAGTTGAATACCTAGACGGTACGAAAGAACCTGTTGATGCAGTGTTCGCTGACTTCGTTGGGTTTGAAAGAACGTGGCAAAGATCGGTTGTAAAGTTTGAACAAGAGATGCGTTTAACTGATCTTGCTTGGCTTGCTTGGTCTGCTCTTACACATCGCAACAAAACTAAATTAAAGTTTGACCCTGATTGGATTGGTACTGTTGCGCAGGTGTTGCCACGAGATGAGGCTGAAAGCCCTTTAGAGAAATAAAGTTTGGTGATGATTCCGCACATTGGCTGATTGCTCACCTTGCTCATGAGTATCATATTGCGCCAACAGTTTTACTTAATGAGAGCGAATCAATGTTGAACACGATGCTGGCTTATCATCGTTGGGTTGTTAAGCAATCGCAAACGAAACGCCGTTAGTTGTATGATGTTCGGCTATGGCAACAGAACTAAAGTTCAATGGCATCAACGAAACTTTGCGCTATTTGAAACAGTATGAGAAAGATTTGTTTGTTGCTTTGCGTAAAGATTTAGTTGCTAAGGCAACGCCGTTAGCGCAACTTGTTGGCAGTCGGTTTCCTGCTCAACCGTTAAGCAACTGGCATAGTTCAGGTGATCGTAGAGGTGCTGCTCGTATGCCTCCGTATATGGTTGGCAAAGCAAGAGCAGGTGTGAAACCGATAGCAGGCACAGGTTCAAGTCGTGGCAAGGGTCAAGTTATTTTGCGTATTCAACAGAAAGATGCAGGCGCACAGGTTTATGATTCTGCTGGTCGTGGCAACTATGAAACTGTTGGCTCAACTTTCATAAATAATCTTGACAAGAAATCACCTACAAAAAGCAAGCGTGGCATAACTCGTTCACGCATAATGTTTGGCGCAGTTAAAGGTAATGAAGCGATGATTGAACGAGATGTTTTAGAGATCATAAAAACGGTTGATGCTTATACAACCAAAGCAATTATGAGCAATCAAAAGTAAGGTGCATTTATGGCTGTTGGCGTAAACATCGTTTCCGATTTTGATGCAAAGGGTATCAAGAAGGCGATCTCGGATTTCAAGAAACTTGAAGGCGCAGGAAATAAAGCAACATTCGGTTTACGCACATTTGATAGTGCTGTTACTAACGGCATTAAAAATATTGCGAAGATGGGTGCTGCTGTTGGTGCTGTCGCTGGCGTAATCGGTTTCAAACTTGCTGAGGCTGCGTATGAGTCGCAAAAGGTTTTAGCACAAACCGAAGCAATCATTAAAGCAACTGGTAGTGCTGCTGGTGTTACTTCGGCAGATGTCGCAAAACTGTCCGACAAATTATCTATGCAGATCGGTGTAGATGATGAATTGATTCAAAAGTCTGCGAACTTGTTACTAACTTTTAAGCAAGTACAAAATCAAGTTGGCGCTAACAACAACATCTTTGATCAAGCGGTAACGCTTTCACAAGATTTGGGTAATGTGTTTGGTTCTGCTGAGGCTGCTGCGATGCAACTTGGTAAAGCATTGAGCGACCCTGAGAAAGGTATTACAGCATTAAGGCGTGCTGGCATCAACTTCACTGAGCAACAAAAAGAACAGATTGCAACTCTTGTTGCTTCTGGTGACGTGTTAGGCGCACAGAAATTAATCTTGCAAGAAGTTGAATCGCAAGTTGGTGGCACTGCTGCTGCTTCTGCTACTGGTTTTGAAAAGATGCAAGTTGCTTTAGGAAATGTTGCTGAAAAGTTTGGTGCGTTGTTGATTCCTGTTGTTGAACGGTTCGCTAAGTTTGTTATAGAAAATGTTGTTCCGTACCTCAATAAACTTGCTGAGGTTATCGGCGAGCAGGGTGTCGGTGGCGGTATCCGTATGTTGGCTGGCGACTTCTTAAATATGACGACCAATATGGGCAAGTTTGGAAACACTTTGCTTGTGCTGATCGCTGCGTTCACGGCATTTCGCTTAATTGCGATTGCTGCTGCTATATCACAGACTTTGTTTAATACTGCCCTACTTGCTAATCCGATTGGTATTGCTGTTGCAGCGTTTATTGCTATTGGCGTGGCTGTTGTCGCTGCTTATCTAAAGTTTGAAGTGTTCAGAAAAGTTGTTAATTTTGTAATTAATGCTGTGATCAGTTACATAGAAAATGTGGTGAACATTTGGATTAAAGGTTTTAATTCAATTATTTCTGCAATCAATTTGTTAATCAAAGCAGCGAACTTTTTTGGTGCAGGCTTACCTGAGTTAGGCAAGATTGGTGAAGTTTCGTTCGGGCGTATTAGTACAGCAGCGCAGAAAGCGTCAGAACAAATCTTTAAGACGATCGGTGCGATACAGGCAGCGAAGAACGCTGAACGGCAAGGAATAAATCTGCCTACAGTCAGTGCTAGCGGTGGCGCTGAAACTCCTCCTGCTGGCGGTGGTGCTGCGAAAGCGGTTGAGACTGTTACAGAGAAACTTAAAAAATATATTGACGCAATCAAGGGTGTAACACAGGCACAGCGATCTGCTCGTGATGCAACGAAACAAGTTCTAGAAGCAAATAACTCTTTGAGTGAGGCAACACAAAAACTTAGTTTGGCTCAAGAAAACTTTAACCAAATCATCAGAGGATATGGGCGAGACAGTAAGCAAGCGAACGACAAACAGAAGTTGCTTACAAAGGCGCAACGATCATTAGAGAAGTCTGGCTACGATGTTGAAGCATCAATTTTTGCTGTTAAAGATGCTGAAAAGAAACTTGCCGAAGTTCGTGCTGACCCTGAATCAAACTTAACCAATATCCGTGAAGCAGAGATCGCTTTAGCGCAAGCGAAATTGAATGTTGCTGATGCAACTGACTCGCAAGCAGAGGCAACTGACGCTTTAACAGAAGCACAAACAATGCTTGATGAGGTCGTGAATGGCGCAAAGATTGGCTCTGATGCTTACACGGAGGCGCTAGAGAAAGTTAATGAGGCTAAGGCTGCACAAGTCAATGCTTCGGACAAAGTGATTGATGCGCTTGAGCGTGAGAAAGATGCTGTTGAAAAATTAACTGAGGCAGAACAAAAACGTGCTGACGCTGGCAAAGGTGTTCCTGCTGCATTGAAGCGAACTGCTGACGCTGCGCAAGAAGTAGTGAGTGTTGTTTCTGCTGTTGTTGCGCCAGTGGTCGCTGCTGTTGCTGCGGTTGTTGAAACTGTTTCTAATGTCGCCTCTAAGACTGCTGAACAAGTTGCGGTTGATGCAGGATACTTAACACAAGAACAAGCACAAGCGTTAGAGCAACGGCGAGGCATCAGAGCATTCGCTAGCGGTGGCATTGTTACGAAACCGATGATGGGGCTTGTGGGTGAGGCTGGCGCAGAGGCAATTATTCCGTTAGATCGTTTAGGCAATATGGGCAACACATACAACATTTCTGTTACCGCAGGTATGGGCGCTGATGGTAAAGATATTGGTACACAGATTGTTAATGCTTTGAAAAGGTATGAGCGAACGAACGGTGCTATTCCGATTACGGTGGCATAGTGGCAACAACTCTTGCATCGGGTGAAGTTCTAACTGTTCTGGCTGAAGTTGGTTTTATTGCTAACCAGTTTCGTTTAGACGACGCTGAAGCAGGCGTGCTAGATAATACTGAGTATGTTTTAGATGGCAACTTGCTCGGTGTGGACATTACCGAGTTTTGTCAAAACATTTCTATTACTCGTGGCAGACAAGATCAGTTCGCACAATTTGGCGCAGGTCAATGTTCAATCACTTTGCTAAACAACGACAGAAGGTTTGACCCGATTAACACAGCCTCGCCTTATTACGATGCTACGGCTGGTCGTTCGGGTGTTGTGCCTCGCAGAAAAGTTACAGTGCAATCAGGCAGCAACTATCTTTTCACAGGGCGTATAACTGACATTGATGTTCAATACAATTACAACTTAAGCACCGTTGAGATCACTTCGGCTGATGATTTTGTTTTGTTAGCGAACACAGTTGTTGAAGCAGACATCACACCATCGGTAGAGTTATCGGGCGCACGAGTTGATTTTCTTTTAGATTTGCCTGAGATCGCCTACCCTGCTGCGACTAGAGATATTGCTACAGGTTTAACAACGCTAGGTGCTTTTCAAATTGATGCCAACACAAACGCCTTAACATATCTGCAACAGATCGCCACAAGTGAACAGGGTGCTTGTTTTATCTCTGCTGATGGCAAACTAACTTTCACTGATCGTCTTTCAGCAACCTTTGCGACTATCTCGGCGGTGTTTGCTGATGATGGCACAAACATTCCTTACACAGCGTTATCGGTTATTTACGGTCAAGAGTTTCTGTATAACAGGGTTCAGGCAACAGTTCAAGGTGGTGTTGTTCAGCCTGCTGATGATGCTGCCTCGCAAACCGAGTTCGGTGTTTCTACTTTGGCGTTGAGCGATTTGTTGCTGGCAGATAATACTGCTGCGCTTACTTTGGCGAACTATTTGTTGGGCTTGTATAAGAATCCGCAGTACCGTTTTGATGATCTAGGTTTAGTGGTTTCTGCGATGTCAGCAGGCGATAGGAACACGATTAACGCTTTAGAGTTGCAAGACACAGTTTCTATTAAGCGCACTTTCACTACTGGTTCGCCTGCTTCGGTGACAGATTTTTATGCGGTAGAAAGATTGAATCATCAGATCACAGCAGGCGAACATCGTGTTTCTATTGGTTTGTTTAATGCTGAAATCTTGTATCAGTTAATTCTTGATGATGCCGTGTTCGGCACGCTTGATGGCGACAACGCCCTTGCGTAGTGTACAATAACCGAAATGGCACGCCAAACCTTTACAGCAGCGCAAATCCTGACCGCTGCACAAATGAACACGCTGCAGGACAGCGTGTGGTCTGATGATGTAAACACGCAAACTGGAACTTCGTACACTTTAATTTTAACGGATTCAGGTAAACAGGTTACGATGAGCAACGCTTCAGCAAGCACGCTCACAATTCCACCAAACGCCTCTGTAGCGTTCGCTGTTGGTGTTCGCATACAGGTTATTCAGTTGGGTGCAGGCGCAGTGACTTTGACTGCTGGCGCAGGCGTGACAGTTAATTCGCTTTCCACTTCGCTTATTCTTGGTCAGTATCAGGTGGCGACTTTGATTAAGC